CTCCATAATACTCCTTTCCACAAGACTCTCTGAACCTCCCGGTCCAGAAAGACTTGTTCATGTTCACCACAAGCCCAAAAGCTTGTAGCTCATGAACAACGGACTGCACGTATTCCACGGGGACGATAATATCATCCCCATAGACGCGAACTTGGCGAGGCGTTGAACGCCATAGCCAGGTACGTCCGCTCGTCGTGAACGAGTCGCTTGAACCGCATCTGTAAGATGCGGCCAATAGCGAGTAAGCTCACGAACAAGCTGATTGGAAACACGATCGGATGCTTCACTTAAATCAAGTGTAGCAAGCGCGCCCGAAAGCGAGCCGTCTCTAGCCATCTGCTGATTAGGCTTTTGGTCAGAGAATCCAATAAAGTGAGAAAGCGAGTCACTGCTTTCAATCCTTTCAACGATCACCTCCATAAGCCCTTGCTGCATGTATTGCATACAAGTAGGCTCGATGGCGATGATCCTGGGTGTTTTCAACGTTTTAGGAACTGCGGTCACCTTGACGGGGACCTCAGAACCGGGATCAAGTAAGTCAATCTCGGGGCCATTTAGAAAATGGCTCACAGAAGGAAACACGTTTTCCATGTGTGGAAAATGAGCTTCCAACCGCTCCGTCCAAACTGTTTGATTGTACTTGGCGTTTCCGTCAAGTCTATCTGCAGTTTTACCGGGACCGTGTTTGGGAATGATATCCCCCTCGTAAACCTTACGGTCGACGATGGAGAATACATCACCAAACAGTATAGACGAAATTCTTGCAAAGTCAGAGTAATCTGCCTCCGTTCGAATAGCGTCATACAGTTTGACTTGCTTTTCGCAATCGACAAATTTGTCGAACGCGGCCTTAATCCTCGCATCACTGCAAGGAAGATTCAGTTTACCATAAAACAACGTGAGTTGTCTCAGGGACTGAATGGCCTCGAACGACGGATTGTCGACCAACACACCCGATTGAGGATCAAAGATTTGACTGGTAAAACCTGAGAGAAATCTCGGGAGATACCCGTTCTTCGAATAACCAACGAAGAGCGTTGAGTCTACCTTCTCTTTGTCCAGACCTTTTTGGAGGTCGTCGCAAAAAGCAGGTAAGGTTATCGTTAAAAACGACAACCCTTCATCTTTGAACCTTGCCTTGATTGTTTTCCAATCACGGCTGGTGCTAGTGCAACATCTGCTCCCCAATTCATCGAGGAGCACCTTCAGAAGCAGCATATGGCTTTTCATCTATCCCCTTTATATAGGGTGGTAGAGTCCATTGCCATGGCGCTGCTGTCCTTTATGTCAGTTCTCGCCACCCAGCAACTGGGTAACGCGAGCACCGGAAGATGCAGTGAGGTAAGCCGTAAGGCCGTCCACAATCTGCTTCTGCTCGGCCACAGTATACCCAGTCGGCGGAACGTCGATCACGATGTAAGTACTCATCGTGTACAACGCGTTCGTCGAGGGCATAAGGGGGTCGGCAGCAACCTTCCGGTGGTCAAGGCGGATGGTACGCCGGTTCCGTCGACCATAGGTCGAAGAAACCGAGAGCTTCACCGACGCGTCGTCCTTCTGAAAGGACCCGCTATCGATGCCGCTCGAGACCCTGGGAAGGGTCTGCGCCACCGCATTGATCGTAACTGACTGAGGGTCAGCAAAAGCCATGACTATCTACTCCGTGAAGTTGGTTGATACCAAACAATCGGAACGATCGTCTGGTTTTTGACTACTGAGCACTAAACCTCTCAGTAGTGAGTGCCGCTCCGGGAAATACCCAGAGCAGCCATGATGGCCCACTGACGCGGGTTCAAACTCGTGTCAGTGATGCCAAAGCCAAAGGGTGATGCCTTATACCTTGCCTTTGCCGTAGTGGTAAAGGTTTGGCGCAGGGTTTTGGTACCATACCCTTGTCTAAAGGGTTGTACCGTAACTACATCAGTGATCGCTGTTGTGCGTTCCATGATGTAGGCCCAAGGCATCACTAGGCCGTCGGCTGCAAATGCCCCGATGTTGTGTAAAACATCACCGGTATTGGCAAACCAGTCGGCAGCCCAAGTCCAGGGCGTTAAATCCCAGAGAACCTCAGGTGTTACACGCGTGCCGTACAGATAATTTAATAGCTGTTCGTTACGCTGAATATTAGTCTGTCCCTTCTTTTGAGGGGGCAGGTAATATGTGAAAACACCTTCAAACCAGCGCTCTTGCTTTTGAGTTCTGGAAATGGTTCTCTTGGATCCCGTCCCGTATGCGCTGACCCCACTACTTGTAGCTAAGGTGATACTTGGTGTAGCACCGTCATTACTCGTAGTGATGCTAGTAGATTTGCTAGCAGGCCAGTCCATGCGCCTCCTTACCAACTTCCCTGAATTACGTTCGTACTGCCTAATAAGGGCATCGCTGTCCTTAACGGCATGTGCGAACTTCTTCAGATCACTGATGAGAGGTTTCCAACCAAATTCAGCGTTAAGATACTCGCTACCCGCAGCGCGGGAGCGAGCAATCCTACCTTTGAAAAAGTCGGAACCAGCGAGTCGGGGAATCCCCTCACGCAACTCTCCCAGAAATGTTGATAAGCTGGATACAGAGTTGGTCGGTATCAAATTCGCGATTGCTGTCGTCCCTAAAGCTTCCAAAGTCGCTTTAGAAGACGGCGTAACAGTCGGAAAATGCGTATTATCCGGTGCACCTGTGTAAGCGTACTGTTTACCAACGTAGGCGGCTGAAGCGCCGCCTAAGAAGGTCATATCCGGAGAATCCGTTGCCGAATACTCTCTGCGGATTACAAGAAAATCTCCTCCAAGGCCCCGCTTGTCACCCTTCTTGGGTGGCCACGGGTTACCTTGAGAGATAAGAAGTTCTTGGTCCGCAATTCCATTGTAATATCTAGTAGTGGATGGTGGTCCCCCGGGATAACCAGAGTTCCACACACGATAACTCATCTGACCGTCAGGCCAGAGGAATGTTCGTTTACTAGTCATTACAGAGGTGGGCTCCTTAGCTCATTACATGATAAGGCCCCTC